GAAGCCAGCTTAGGCCGCAGCAACGGCACAGAACCACTTGCCACCGGACCAAGAGCCACGAACACCAAGACGGCACTCCGCACCAGACCGAACAAGGGAACGGAGCTCGGCAACCAAAGCAGAGACAGCAGGCCGAGGCGAAGACCCCACACGGCAGACCAGAGGAACAGAGGACCCCACGACCCACACAAGAACCGAAGAGGAAGACGGCTCCCAGCCCAACGAAGCAAGACGAACCACACCACCCCAAGACACACGAGGCAGCGGAGCCAGAGACACAGGCAACAAGGAAGAACCCGGCAAAGCACCAGAGACAGGCACAGCGGAAACAGGACCAACAGAAGCGAAGGCAGGAAGAGAAGAGAAAGAAAGCATAGGAAAACCCCACAAAAAGAAACGCCGAACCCCGACGCAAGGAAGGAACCAAAACGGAACCCACGAGGACGCCCAGCCGGGAGGAAGCCAGACGCCCACGAAGACACCGCAGGCAAGAAAAGGAACCCAGAACACAGAGAACCAAAAGAAAAGAAAAGGAGGGGAGCCGACACGAGGAGAAGGCACAAACCCAAACACACACAACAAACAGACGAACAGACAAACCTAACCCAAGTACAACCTTATCCCAATCTTAAAAAACAATACCCCCTATCCCAGTACAACCCCTATCCCCCCAGAGACTTTTGCCCTCCTAAATAAAATTCAGGTATAACCTAAAAAATTATTTATTTTTTTGTAGTAATTTAAGTATATCTAGTATAGTCCCTTATTAAAAGGATTTTTTACTTTGTTATAGAGGAATAGAAGAAGATGAAAGATAAATGGGTAAATAATATATTAGTTAGATTTTTAAGATACTGTGTTATGTGGTCAGACCATCGTAAGGCCATTAAAATACTTAATACATTATCGGACAGAGAATTAAAAGATATTGGACTTAACCGGGCAGATATTGATAGAATGGTCTGGTTAGAAGAAGATAAGCAGGGTAGAGGTAAAGAAAATTAACTCCCCTTAAAGGAATAAGTTATGTTAGGATTACCTCTAGAATTAATTACAATGTTAGGCTCTACTGTGCTGGGGGGTGTTATGTCTATTTGGGGACAAAGCATTAAATCTAAACAAGCACAACAACAAATGTTGATGGAGAGAGCTAACTTTAATGCTAAACAAGTTAATACTGCAAGGAATGCTGGTAAGAATGATACACACTTTGCTTGGACACGTAGGTTAATAGCCTTGTCTGCTGTGTTTGCTATCATAGTACTGCCTAAGTTAGTTGCTGTATTTTACCCGGAAGTAAGTGTTATCGTAGGTTACACTGAAGTTGAGGGTGGTTTTGCTAACTGGTTATTCGGTGGTAATGATGTTGTTAAATGGCAGGCCGCGCAAGGCTTTGTTATAACTCCTCTTGATACACATATTGTATCTGCTATTGTAGGGTTATATTTTGGTGCGGGGTTTACTAAGTAAAATGAGAGATAAGAGTATATCAATATCGTTTTTAATTGGTATCTTGTTTCAAACAGGAGCCTTAGTATGGTATGTGTCTAGCTTAGCTAGTTCAATAGAATTAAATTCCAGGGACCTTAGTAGACATGAATTAAGAATAAACAACTTAACATCTATAATACAATCTCAGGCAGTAACTTTGGGTCGTATGGATGAGAATATAAAGTCTATTCGGGAAATGATGGAGTCTAGTCGGGATAACAAATAGAGGTTAAACTAAATGATTGATCCATTTACAGCTATGGCTGCAGCTACCACAGCTTATAATGGCATTAAAAAGGCGGTATCGGTAGGTCGCGAAATTAGTTCTATGGCTGGTGCGGTATCTCAGTGGTCTAAGGCCATAAGTGATTTAGATTTTTTAGAGGATAAAGCTAAAAATCCTCCTATGTATAAAATGTTTAATGATAATCAGGCTACTGCTTTAGACATATGGTCTCAAAAACAAAAGCTTAAAGAAATGAGAGAAGAGCTTAAATCACACATATCTTGGACTTACGGGCCCAGTGCTTGGGAAGAGATAGTGCGGATAGAAGCACAACAACGCAAGGAACAACGTGAGCTAGTTTATAAGAAACAAGAATTTATAGACAACTGTATTAACTGGGCTATAGGGGTTGTTGTGTTACTTGCGGGTGTGGGGGCTTTAGTAATAGTCATGTATTTCTTAGGTGTAAAACAGGGGAAGTGGTAATGTTCTTTTTAGTGTGGTTTATGTTTAGTAACAATAATATTAGCGACTATCAGCTAGGCCAGTACTCTACTTTACTCGAATGTCAAGAGAAATTAGAAGAGGCTAAAGTACTTATAACTAACAGTACAACTGTGGTTTATTGTTTTGAAGTTGTACCTAAATAATAAAAGACAGTACCTAGTTTTAGATAACCAGATTATATTACTGATAACTAAAAATAAAAGAATAGCAGAAAATTATATTAAAATTTTTTCGAGGAGAGATAATGGATAATGTTAAATTACCTATAGCTTTAGTGTTAGCCATGGCCGTACAGCTTGCTGGTGGTGTATGGTGGGTGTCTCAGCAATCTGCGACAATAAATAGTTTAGAAGAAACAGTAAGTCAACTTGGTTCTAAAATGGCCATTGAAGAGAATGTTAATCTACGCAGAGATGTTGGTGATGCCTTAGATGAGATAGAATATATCTGGGGAGAACTAGAAGATATTTGGGAAGACAGTGCTGGTTTAGCTAGTTCTATATCTAGTATTACTAAATTACAACAGAGGATAGCCTTGTTAGAAACTGAAGTTAGATTTATGAGCAGAGATCATAATAATGTAATGGCTAGATAAGGAGATAAAAAATGGCAGGAACACCTAACAAAGGTAAAGCAAAAGTTAAAGTTACTGCAAGTGGTAAAAGAGTTAGTTATGGTCAATCGGGTAAAGCTAAAGATGGAAGTAAAAGAGTACAACCTAGCAGTAAAAAAGGTGATGCTTATTGTGCTAGATCTGCTGGTCAAAAGAAAAGATCACCTAAAGCAGCTAAAGATCCTAACAGTCCACTTAATCTAAGTAGAAAAAGATGGAAATGTTCGGGGACTAAATCTAAGAGGTAATACTATGGCTACAACTAAAACAAAGAAAGATGCTTGCTATAAAAAGGTAGCTAGAAACATGCCTAAAAACTCTGCTTATCGATCAGGACATATGGCTAAATGCCGAAAGGTTGGAGCTAAAAACTACGGTAAGAGTAAAAGGAAATGATATGGCGGTACGTAAAACGGCTAAAGGGGCTAAGCTTAAAAAGTGGTTTAAAGAAGACTGGCGTGATGTTAAAACTGGTAAGCCTTGCGGTAGGTCTGGCAAGAATGATAAAAGAAAAAGCTATCCTGCTTGCAGGCCTAAAGCGGTAGCATCAAAAGCAACTAAGTCAGATACAGCAAAGAAAACAAGTTCCAAACCAATTAAGTGGTCGGTAACCCCCTCTGGAAAGAAAAGGAAAAAATAATGGCATATGCAAAAAAGACAGCAGTAAAAAAGAAAGCAATGAAAACATGTCCTACTTGTAAATCAAAGGCAGCTTGTATGAAGATGGGCGGGTGCATGAAAAAGAAATAGTCTGGCACTAACTAAAAGTGCTACGCCATACTCGTTACGTTGTTTTTGCAGACGGAATTTCGCTACCTTAAGCTTAACACCGGGCAGGCGTCTGGGCTTGAGGTACTAGGAATCAACTATATCTCAAGCCCCATTAGGAATTATTATGGACAGTAGTAAAAAGACGGAAGCCAGAGCACAGTTGGAGGCTCTGAGAGAACTAAAAAGAAGAAAGAATTTAGAAGATTACTCTGATGACTTCGAAAAGTTTTCATCAGATCAAATTAGGATTATTACTAAAGATGCTACAAAAGGTTTTGTTCCTTTTGAGTTTAATGAAGCGCAAGCTATTATTAATGATGCACTTGAAAAACAAAGAAAAGAAACAGGTAAAGTTAGAGCCATTATTCTTAAGGCTAGACAACAAGGTATCTCTACTTTTTGTGCAGGGAGAGTGTTTTGGAAGACTTATTTTCAACAACACACCAGATCTGTTGTTATGGCGCACGATAGTGCTACCTCAGATTCTCTCTTTTCAATGAGTAAAAACCTTATTAAAAATATGGAGAAAGGTCTTCAACCCAAGTTAGAAAAGACTAATGCTAAAGAGATTGCAATTCAAACTCCTGCTTATACAGACCCAGATGCAGTAGGTTCTTACCGACTGTATACTGCTGGTTCTCCTGAAGCAGGAAGGGGCACTACTCCAACTATATTACATGCATCAGAAGTTGCTTTTTGGCAGCATGATGCTAAGATACTTGCAGGTTTATTTCAAGGTATATCTCAGGCAGATGGGACAGAAGTAATTATTGAGTCCACAGCTAATGGTGCTTCAGGCGAATTTTATCGCTTATATCAAGCAGCAGCAGCAGGAGAATCTGATTATATTGCTATTTTTATTCCGTGGTTTAAAACTGCAGAGTATCAAAGAGGGTTACCTCCTGAGTTCGAGTTAACTTTCGAAGAAGAAGATTACAAGAAAAAGTACGAACTAACAAATGAACAGATATACTGGCGAAGATTAAAGATTGTTGAGGGTGGGGTAGACAAGTTTAGGCAAGAGTATCCTGCTAACGCAGAAGAAGCCTTCTTAGTCTCTGGCTCTTCTGTGTTTAACTCAGAAAAGATTAATACTTTCAAACCAGTTAAGCCTGTTGCTCTGCGTGCTTACAATCCACAAATAGGTTCTTTTGATGACAGCGCAAGGGGTAACCTAGAAATATGGATACCCACTGATTGGCAAGATAATTATATTATTGGAGCCGATGTTGCATTAGGGGTTAAACAAGATTACAGTACAGCAGTAGTTTTAAATACTAAAGGGCATATATGTGCTATGTATAGAGATAATACAGTAGATCCTACTTTATACGGGGAACACCTATTTTATCTTGGAAGATATTTTAATAATGCTTTGTTAGCGGTAGAATCTAATAGTATGGGTGTAGCAACACTACAAAGACTTAAACAAATGAGTTATATTAATATGTACTATGAAACTAAAGCAGCAAGATTAAGTTCTGAGGAAGGACAGACTCCTGGTTTTAGAATGACACATGGTAGTAAGCCTCGTGTTATTGGTCAGTTAAAAAACGCTGTTGAAGAAGAAGATATTTGGATTCCATCTAAGGTAATACTATCTGAAATGAAAACTTATATATCTACCCCTTCGGGTAAAACAGAAGCATTGCAAGGTAGTTATGATGATACTGTTATGGCTCTTGCTATTGCTTGGGAGGCTTACAGAACTAACATTGACAAGTTAAGCAGCCAAAAAGTAGACTGGAAACAAAGAAACTTTGTCAATATAAATAATGAGGAATGGATTTAATGGCTAACAAAACTAGCAAACAAATCGAAGAGATCAGAGCGAGAATGATGAAAGATCCTCGTCAAGCTAATTTTGCTCAACACATGATCAATCCCGAAACAGAAGAAGGACAACAAAAGATTAAAAACTTTCAGGCAGCAGGCGTTAAAGCCGCTGCGGAAGCCAGACGTTTACGTAAAGAAAGAGATATAAGAATTAAAGAGAAAGCAGAGCAGATGAAAGAAACTTTGGAAGCAATTAATTCTGTAGCACAAGATCCTCTTGACGTAATGAAGTTGCTTATGCATGAAGCAATGGAGGATGGTGATCGTGAGGAAGCTTTTAAAATTGCTAAAGAATTAGGGGAGTATAAAGCTCCTAAGAAAACAAGAGTTGAATCTGTAACAACAGAAAGAGCTAGTTCAGAACTTAGTGTAACAGAATTAGAAGAACTAGCTCAACTTAAAAAAGATTTAGGGGGATAGCCATGTCAATTTATAGACCTTCAAAAGGCGTAAAACAAAAGAACGGCAAAGTATGGGATCCTACTACCAAGTCAAAGAACTCTGCAAGCTACGGAAGAGAAAACTCTGTCGAGCATAAAGAGCCAGAACTTGTCCGTGCTCACCGCGAAGAATGGCGGAAAGAGGGGAAAGACGGACTACACAGCTGAACCTCATGCTGTCCTTTAAGGTTTTCGAGGTACCTTTGGTTCACAAACCTCGAGATAATTTCGTATACCCATGAGGGTGCTAGATAGATAGGAGGCCTTTATGGGCGATTATATGACAGGTTACCTTGAAAAAGTAACTGACGAACAACTAATAAGTCTTGTTTCAGCAGGGGTTGCCACCTCCGTTGGAGACTTTTTAAACTCTTCCGAACTTGCTAACGATAGATTACAATCTACTTACGAATATGCAGGGCTACCTTCGGGTCATCTTACACCTAATGGTGTGTCCAAGATTGTATCTTCAGATACTACAGAAACAGTGGAGGCTTATCTTGCAATTATTTCAGAACTTATGTTTAACAATAATAGGTTGGCAAAATTTAAGTCATGGTCAACTTCTCCCGCAGCCATCGCTGCAGCTAACGATGCTTCTGACCTGGTAAATTATACTATATTTAAAAAGAATAACGGCTGGGAGCTAATGAACACTTGGGTTAAGTCTGCTTTACTGTGGAAAAATTCCGTAATTCGTTGGGACTTTATTGAAGATGTTTCTACTAAATTTGAGGAGTATGAATCTCTTACAGAAGAAGCACTTGATCTTAAGTTATCTGATAAGGACGTAGAAGTTGTGGGTGAGTTAAACTTTAACCCTATGACTAATACTTACGAAGATATAAGACTAAAAAGAACTTACGACATGTCTAAGGTTAAGATTGAAAATGTTCCACCGGAAAACTTCTTAATCTCAAGAGACGCTAGCTGTATCGAGACCGCTAACTTTGTTGGCATTCAAATAGAAATGTCTAGGTCAGATATACGTAAAATGTATCCTGATATTGCAGATGATGTTGAAGATTGGTCGGTATTACCTACTACATCGGAAGACCATTCTGCCTATTCTCATGATGTATCAGTAAGAAAGAGAGTAACAGGACAAGCATATTATGAGGGAATGGGTGACGCAGATGATGTGTCATTAGAAGCTAATCGTAATGTGTCTGTTACAGAATGTTGGATGGAAGTAGACCGAGATGGAGATGGTATTGCAGAATTAAAACACTTCATTATCGCAGGCTCAACTATCTTGCATGAAGAAGACTGTAGTTATGTCCCACTGGCTTCTCTTAGCCCTTTTGAAATTCCTTATGAGTTTTTTGGATTATCAGTAGCGGATATGACTCGCTCTACCACATTAACCTCTACCGCTATTTTGCGTGGTTTTGTAGAAAACACTTATCTTACTAACTACTCCCCTAAGCTTGCAGATCCAAATGTCGTAGACTTTTCTGCATTACAAAATCTTAAGCCTAAACAAATTATTCCAACCAACGGCAATCCGCAGGGCGCGGTGTCTGATTTACCCCCGAGTGCAATTAGTGCAGGTACAGTACCCTTACTTCAACACTTGCAAGTTCACAAAGAACAAGCAACAGGTATGTCTAAGGCAGCACAAGGCCTCAATGATGAGCTATATGTTTCAGGCAATAGTGAAATGAAATTAAGCCAGGTAATGAATGCTAGTCAAAAACGTATTCAACATATTGCGCGTAAGTTTGCTGAAGGTGGGTTTAAAAGATTATGTGAAGGTGTGTTTAAATCTATACGTGATAATATGGATGAAGTATCGATCATGTCTGATCGTAGAGGTGAGATACTTAACATAGAGCTTAAGAATCTTCCAGAGCTTATTGAATTAGAAGTAGATGTAAACCTTGGTGAAAACTCTAATGCTAACAAGCGTGATAAACTAATGCTTGTAGCATCTCAGTTAATACCTATGTTAAAAGAGTCTGGGGCGGGTAGTATGATTAAGCCTGACGCAGTCGCCAATATTGCTTTTGATTTGTTAAATACCTTAGATCTTAAGCCAGAAAACTATTTACAAGACCATACCACAGAAGAGTTTCTTAAAAAGGCAGAAGAATTACAAAAGACTTCAGCTGAACAAGAAGCCAGAATTAAAGAGATTAATAATCGTGTTGAAGAATCTAAAGCTAAACAAGCGGAAGCTAACTCTATTTATACTAAAGTTCAAGCAGATAATTCGCTTCAAGACAATATTAGGCAGACCGCTATTGCGCTTGATCGTCATAACCAAGAGTGGGCTAGGCTTAAAACTGCCGCAATTAAAGCGGAAGTACCACCAGAGCATCTCCCGACTCCGGGAAACATGGATGAAATAATGATGAAGGCTTCAAATATAGTTAAATCTATAGAGGCTGCTCCTTCAGGAGAAGAACAATCATTAGACGCAATGGTAAAACAAATGGGAATTGAGCCTGCGCAAGCAATCCAATTACTAAAACAAACTATGGGAGGAGGTGGGCAATAGCTCCCTCTTCCACCGCACCTCTACCCGAAAGGATGATGTGCCTATAAGGTAAATTATGGAAAAGTACAGAGAATCAGGCGAAAAGAGGATGACCAAGAAGGTGCATCCAGATCGTCTATCGCAAATCGCACTACAAGAAGCAGAGTTTGCTGCACACACTCGCAATAGCTTCTTTGATTCAGCATACGGGGACATCCTTGTAGACTTCTTTATTGAATGGCTGAAGACAGAACCTCATGAAAGCAAGAGTCGAGAACACTTATATGCTTGTTCTATGGCGCTAGGTAGCGTTAAAGAAAAGTTAATTAGTATGGAGACACGAGGCCGGAATATTCCTATTATAGAGGAATTAGGTGAGGTAGATAATAATGCTTAGAAGCAGCAGAGAATCAATTGATAAAGTAATAGAGAACATTGAAAAGTCAATTGACTATTACATTAACCAACACATTGCAGATATTAATGGAGCTAACCGTATTAGAAATGACGCTAGTACAGTAAGAGGTCTGGTCGAATATCGACTAGCATTAATAGATTTGCTTGAAGAAAATTACTCCCCCAAGAAGAAAAGAGGTAATCCAAACTTTGGAAAGAATAACCCTTATCTTAATAAGGAGGTAACTGAATAATGGCTGAAGAAAATAATTCTACCCGCGAGGATGACATATTAGACAACAGCGGTTCTGAAGATCAGATGCTCGCAGACATTCTTAATAAATCAGAAATACTCCAGGAAGCTGGTGTGGTTCCGATGCCCGAAGAATCTCAACCCGAGCTTGAACTTGAGGACTCAGAAGAAACAGGAACAGAAGAAGACCTTGAAGAGCCTGTAGACTCTGCCGAATATGAAGATGATGTCGAACCAGATGATGAAGAAGAGGAAAACAGTAGTAAGGAAAACGAAGATGCTGCGGCTACCGAGGTTGATACTTATTTATTGGATGACTTAGAAGACATTATGGTGACCCATAAGATTGATGGTGAAGAAGTAACTTTACCTTTATCAGACTGGATTGCTGGTTCTGCCACCAAACAACATCTTAGCAAACAAGGTCGTGAAATTGGGGAAGCTCGTAAATCGTTAGAGGAAGAGCGTACTCAAAAATTAGGTGAGATAGAAAACTTAGCAAATATTGTAGCAAACGAAGTTTACAGCGAAGAAATAAATCATCAGAAAAAGTATCATGATATAACTCAGAAGTTGGCGACAGCTCAGAAGGAAGGAGATACTTATGAAATTGGTGAACTATCGCAAGAACAGACTAAGGCACAAAATGATTATTGGACTGCTAGAAATAAGCGAGAGGCCCTCGCTACACAAGTAGTTCAACAAAGACAAGCCTTGCAACAACAACAATTTCAAGAGTCTATTAAACATTTTAATGATACTATTACGGATATTATCCCGGATTGGGATGATTCTATTAAAGATTCTGTGCGTGAATTTGCGCTGGAAGAAGGTCTACCGGAGGCCTTAATTGATGTAGTATCAGATCCCAAGCTAGTAAAGTTTGTGGATGAGTTTAGGCGACTAAAGAAAGGTGTACAGAGTGGCGCTAAAAAGCGCGCGAAGATACCTGCAAAGAAAGTACCTGCTAAGAAAGCTAGAACACCAAGTAAACGTAAACAAGATAAGGAAGCAACCGTTAAGGCTCGTGCATTTAAACAAAATGCATCCAATGAGGATCAAATCGAGTTCTTAAAAAAGTTTGCTCCTACACGATAAGCCAGTATTCGGCTAATATATAGGTATAAATAAAATGGCAACAGGACGTTATGGCACCTCCGGTGCATCAACACAAGCGGCTAACGCAACAGGTAACCGCTTTCCTTCAGGCGCATCAAGCGCAGCAGTATCCGAAAAAGAGGACTTGGCAAACTTCATCTCAATGATTACTCGTGATGAAACCCCTTTTATGTCTTCTATCGGCAAAACAAAAGCTACTGGTATTTACCATGAATGGCAAACAGACGAGTTAAAAGCTCCAGGCAACTCTCGTGTTGCACAAGGTGCTGACTTTGACGCTGTTACTCCAGACGGTCGCACTACAACAGGCGGCGACCACGGTGCAGGCGGCGGTGTAGTCCTTGCAGACGCAGATCGTAATCGTTCACGTCTTGGTAACTACACACAGATCAACGCTAAAACTGTAGCGGTCTCTGGCACCAAGCGTGCAGTAGATCAAGCAGGCGTTGCAGACGAGTATGCATATCAGTTGAAAAAGCGTGGCACAGAAATGCGCCGTGATGTTGAAGCTGATTTGATTCACTCACTTAACGTATCCACTCCAGGTTCTGCCTCAGCTGCAGGTACTATGGCGGGTGTATATGGTTGGGCAACCAACGTTGTTAACGTTGCTTCCACTGACTCTGGTAACACAGCTGCACGTATTTCTAATGCAGGTGTTACTGCTGCAGAAGCAGGCATTGGTGCGAACAACTTTTCAACCGAATCTACCTCTGCAAACGTAGGTGAACTTGAACTGTCACACATTGACGAGATCATGCAAACAATTTACGAAGCTGGCGGTAAAGCCACTCGCGTTATGCTTTCACCAAAGAACCGCCGTACATTCTCTGCTAAGGCGAATGCTACAGGTTCTAATGTTCGTCGTAACATTGATGAGTCCGGTAAATTGCGCCAAGCAGTAGATATTTATATGTCTGACTTTGGTGACGTTATGGTTGAGCCAAACTACATCATGGGCCTTGCTGCAACAGCAACAGGCACAGGCGGTACCTCCGCTGATGCAGTATCTATTCAAGATGCTTTCGCTCTTGTATACGATCCAATGTGGTTCAAAATGGCTACTCTCCGTCCTATGCAAGAAGTTGACGTAGGTCAAAACGGTGACTCCACAGTAGGTATGTTCGTTGAAGAGACTACTCTTGAATGTTCTAACCCTAACGCTTGGGGTGTAATCGCTAACATCGGCGCTTAAATTATTAAGGGGACACCTTCGGGTGTCCTCTTTTACTAATAGGAGTAATAAATGTTAATAAAGATTACAGCAAATTCTAACGCCCTTGTGGTCAGCGGCGAAACACTAATTGGCGCAGCTCAAGAAGCAATATTTGGTTTAGGTGGTGAAAACCACATAGAAGTAGATCCTGCTACAGACAAAATAACTAAAGTATATTTGTCTAGACCTGGTGCTACACACAATATTATAGCGTTGGGTTCTACTGCTACTACTGTATATAGAATCCAAGTAGGAAATCTTACAAACAATGGTGATTTTAGTACTTATATAGATTCACTATAAATAAAAGGCACAGCATGGCAAAGTTTACACACAGTTCTTTAACCAGTGATCTTACGGGACAAATGGTTACTGACAGTACAGGCGACAGTGTATGGAAAGTTGAAGGAAATATTTCAAACACTATCGCAGATATTAAAAAAGAAAGAGAAGCAGGCAGGAATAAAAACTCGCATTATCAGAAAATGTGTTCTATTCCTAACATAATTGTATTAGAACTAAATACTAAATATAACCTGGATATACTAGATCCTGAGTTTATGAATGATCCTGCTAAGAAAAAGAGACTGGTTTACCTGTTGAAAACAGAGTACCCAGACTTACTAGTAATGACATAGGGATTTATTATGGCTACATACGTAGAATTTGTAGGGTCTGGTAATTTTACCGGAACCAACGCAGGAATGATTAGAGACTGGGCAAACAGAGATGTGTCCGTTCTTTCTAACTCGGTAGTAACCAAGTGTCTTGATTACGCCGCAGACAAGGCTTACAGAACACTACGTGTGCCGCCACTTGAAGTCACAAGAACTTACGTGGTAGAGGGAACCCAAAATGAAATAGATGCTGCCTCGGCAGTAGGCTCTCCAGATGTTAGCCCTAGTGCTTTTCTTGGAGGAGGTTCAGTTCTTTCAATAACTGTTCCTTCTGACATGATTGAAGTTATCTTTATAAGAAACGCGGATATCCTTAATAAAAACACGGGTATTGTTTACAATGAAAAAGTAGATAATAGAACCTTTAACGATGGCTTTGGTCAGACTAAAGACTTCTTTTTCTATACAAGAATTGGAAATGAATTAAAATTACATGGCAATTTTAAAAGACTAGACGAGGTAGAGATACACTATTATAGAAGACTACCTGCTCTTGATGCTACTTACTCTGGAACCTATAATAACTGGAAATCCGCAGTAGGTACTCTTGACATCGGCGGATCAGCAACAACTTACTCTGCTGCAGTAGATAAAACAGAAGCTTCCTTTAATTCTAGGTTAGCCCAAGATTCTAGTTACTGGGTAGGCGACGAAGCTTCTCATTGGCTTAGAGATGAAAATGAAAGAATAATATTGTTTGGTGCCTTATTAGAAGTATTTATTTATCTTAATGATAATGAAGAGGTCTCGAAATATCAACAATTATTTGATAAAGAATTAGAAGAATTAAATAAAGAAGAAACTAACAGAAGAGCAAAAGGCGGTAACTCTGCTATATCGTTTACAGGTAACAACCTAATCTAAGAGGGTAACATGGCATTTAAAAAATTGAATAACGAAACTACCTCTGTAGATAATGGGGGTAGCTTTGATACGAGTGGCCAAGAGCCAATTTCTATCACAAGTGAATCGGCAGCTAACGCTTTACAGGCGGCTAACTCTGCTGCAGCTGCGTTAGTCAGTGAGAACGCTGCAAGTGCATCTGAGGCTCTTGCGGAAGCAGATAAGATTCAGACAGGACTAGATCGAGTGGCAACCAACGCCGATGTAGTATTGACTAACGCTGACGTAGCACTAACTCATGCGGATGTTGTTTTAGCTGAAGCTGATAAAGTTCAAACCGGCCTTGATCGCATAGCTACTGCTGCCGACGTAGTGTTGACCAACGCTGATGTAGTGCTTGCCGAGGCAGATAAGGTACAGACTGGCCTTGACCGGATAGCTACTGCTGCTGACGTAGTGTTGACCAACGCTAACGTTGTACTTACTAACGCTGACGTTGTTTTAGCTGAAGCTGATAAGGTTCAGACAGGACTAGATCGGGCGGCTACCAACGCTGATGTAGTGTTAACTAACGCTGATGTAGCCTTAACTAACGCAGATGTAGCCTTAACTAACGCAGACGTTATCACAACTAACGCCGATGTAGTAATAACTAATGCTGACGTTCTCCTTACTAATGCTGACGTTGTTTTAGCTGAAGCTGATAAAGTTCAAACTGGACTTGATAGGGTTGCTACTAATGCTGACGTAGTACTAACC